CTACCATCATCCAGAGTAACCATATCTGGATTCACGATTTCAATTTCCAAACCTTCTCCAATAGAGTCTTTATTCTCTTCGGGTAGAGGTGTTAATGCTTTTTCAATAGCCATGATATATCCTAATAATAGCCGCCCTGCCGATGTTTAAAATATTGCATCTCTTCTGGTTCATCTGAAGGTAGTCGTATAAACCCACCTTGTCTGAACCTCATAAGTGCCATAACCGTGGAGTCAACCAAGTCATCATGGCTCATAAAAGGGAACCCGGCAATCTCTTCTACAACTTCTTCTGCCCAACGAGTAGAGGGTATCCACACCAACTCAGAGGCTACAATATCAGCAACAGAGTTCAAACGTGCAAGTTTATCCCCTGATCCTCTATGCGGAGTGTATTCCTGTACTGGAAGACCCATCCTACGCATTTCTTGATATAGAGCTGTACCAGAACTTTTTTTCTCAACAATAAAAGAATCTGGCTCCCATGATCCGTATTCTTCAAGGGCCATAGCTTTTAATTCAGGAAACTCCATACGTTTCTTGATACTATTTAACAGTATTATATTGTGAACGCCAGTCTCTTCATTTAAGAAAATACCCCATGTAGTCAATGCTGTGTAGTCAGCACGGTTGTGAGACTCTGCTGCGGCGTCTAAAGACATGATAATATATTCACACGTAGGGGCATCTTTATCGCCCCACTTCTGCCACCACTCCCGCTTTACAATGGATGCTTCTTCTGCTGTAGGTTCCTGCTGATACTGTGCGTTCCACTGAAACGAAGGCATAGATGCTTTAGTTCGCATAAGTGCATCAAGATCGAAGAACTCAGGCCATAACGGCTTCTCGGTATATCCAGAGCCTTTCTTGTTAGCTACTTCAAGTATAGCGGGGAACTCAACTATGTCGTATTGGTCAGCAAGATCATTCTGCGCCATATCATTAACAACACGTCCGGTTAGGTCGTCCATATGCCAACGGGTTTGTATGATTGCCACACGTCCACCCGGCATCAGACGAGTACGAGCGCCGTATGTGAACCACTCATAAGCCTTATCAAACACCTCAAAGTTACCGTTGATAACGTCTTGTTCTGAATGAGGGTCATCAATAAGAAGTAAGTCAGCGCCACGACCCGCGATAGATGAGCCAATACCACACGCGTAGTATTCACCACCCGTATTAGTGTTCCATCTACCAGCAGACTTGGAGTCTATAGCTAGGGCTACCGTAGGAAATATAGCTTTATAGTCATCTGTAGAGATAAGGTTACGTACTTTACGGCCAAAATCCACCGCCAAATCAGTGGTGTGGGACACCATCATCACCTTTTTATTGGGATTACGCCCTAAGAACCACGCTGGAAAGAATATAGATACTAACTGGGACTTACCGTGTCGTGGTGGGATGTTTACACATATACGGTCTTTCTTACCCGCCGCAATGTCCATAAGCATATCTGCAAGGATCTGATGGTGCTTGCCAACTATATAATCAGGCTGCATACGCTTACAGAACTCTATAAGGTCATCATACGCTTTCTTGTTATAGTCCCTTGTTGACAGTTCATCGACAAGGACGTTTATCTCAGCTAACTCATCCGAACTATAGTCATCAAGATTATTCAACAGAGCTTCAACATCTAAATCATCAAAGTCATTAGTTAAGTTCTGTAGACTATTCGGCATCGTCTATACCCAGTTCCGAGTCAACGTCCATAACTTCCCCGTCTATTATAATAGCGTCTTCCTCTTCGGGGTTTACAAGTTTAGCTAGCTTAGATCGCAATTTGTCCTTCAGGTCTTTTGTAGACTGATGCGTTATAGTTACTTCAGACTTCTCTGCAAAAAGACCTACATCAGAAATCTTACCTAATAGTTCAAGCGCACGAATACGTACTCGGGGGTCAGGGTTATCTGTCTCTAACACTAACTTGTTTGTAACCATATGCCGTATCTGTATAGCGCTGTCGGCAACAGACTGTCCGAACTCTTGTAGAATACTGTTTGTCATAAGCAAAGACGCAGGGGTAAGCGTTGCTGCTTTCTTAGCTGTAACCTTCTTAGAAATTTTTTCTGGGTCTTTGGCATACGCTAAAGATAATTTAGCGGCTACGTCTTTATCTTCTTTAGATGGGTCTAACTTTAAACCATGCTCCTGCAATTTTGCAGCAGTGTTACAGGCGTACTCTGCCCTCGCCTTTAAATCTAAAAAAGGAGTATCAGAAACAAGAGGAACCCCAAGCTCTGGTTCTACAACTAAACTCATACATATTACTCGCAGGTGTTAACCGTTATGTCTCATATACCAATAAAATATAAAGTATACAAGTAGTTTGGGACTCCAAAGGGGGGTGTTTCCATATATACGCATTTAGCAGATCCGAGGTTTGATTTGCAAAATTGCGTAGTAAAAAATTTTTTACACCGAGATATATACAACTAGGGGGGCGTAAGCTGTGTCTGAAGTTGTGCCTTAAAACTCAAAAAATACCAAAACATTTGCGTGGAATAGTATTTATATAGCATTGCCCCAGCAAAATAATATATCGGGGTCATGGGGGTAGGGTAGGGTCAAAAAAATCGGCCTCTAAAAAAAGCCCGCGCCCACCAATCCCTACCAAATAATGCCTTTTTATTTGATACGGTGCTTAAACATCTATTGCTAATCACGTGTTAAGATGTTCTTATATACTTATCGAAGGGACAACAACCCTTCTTAACCTGTTAGTCCACGGACTAACACTTTTAGGAAACTAAATATTATGTCAAATAAAACTGAAACCCTAATTGATACCTTCAAGACTATGACCTCTATCGTTAAAGGTGAACTAAACACTGACAGGTCGCGCCTTGTTCTTAACGATAAACTAAAGGCTGACGGCGTTAAGCCCGAATGGTTTAAGTCCCCAAACAAGGATGCCTCTGACGAACACAAGGTTTTCTATCCTAAAACTACACAGGCTGTAAGCATGGCGTTTCCTGCCAATATTAGAAAACTAATTAATACCAATACTAAAGATCTAGAAGATGGTAACAAACCCGGCCAAAAGGGTGACTCAAAGAAACCTGCCAAAGGGACAAAGCGTTATCAGGTGCAACAACTAGGCACTAAGAGAAACCAACTTTGTGTGTCTTATGAAAAGTACTTAGGGATTGATAAATCCAAGGGTGCAGATCAAAAGAAAACAGATGATCTCACCAAGTTACTTGAATCGGCTGTTACTTCACTTAAACGTCTAGAGAAATCCGAAGATATGCCATGCGATGTTATCAAAGCAGTCGAGGCGCTTGGTGTATACATCACAATCCTTAATACTAAAATCTAACATCTCTGGGCTAGTCCTTCGGGGCTAGCCCTTCCCGTTTATAATTGTTAGTCCTTCGACTAACATCTTTAAGGAAAATATAATGCCTGAGAAACTATTACCAATTTTTGCCGCAATACTAGGAACTACGGCTATTTTATTTGGCCTCTATGAATTGGACGGTTATGTCGCTTGGATTGATGTTGCAATACTTATTATCGGTACGCAATTAATCGCAATGGCATTTCGTTCAACTTTTAATAACTAATCAATACTGGGCTGGCCCTTCTGGGCTGGCCCTTTTTTTGTGCCTTTTTTCTGATGCCAGTTACTTGGGACGCCTTGCGCCAGAACGTGTTAGTCATCGGACTACCAAACCGCTCCCTACCAACCAAACCCCAACCTTATTAGAAACCAGTTATCAGCGTAGCGGTGAGCCAATGTTTGTTTTACGTGGTAACATGTTTGAAACCAGTTATCAGCGTAGCGGTGAGCCAATGCAGTGACATGTTAGTCCGTGGACTAACATAATGTTCTGCCCTTAACACGTTGATATATAAGCAATGTTCTGCCTTTTAGGGGGTAATGTTCTGTAATGTTCTGTAATGTTCTGTAGTGTGAGAACATTATGTATACGTAGCAATTAATGACAGCTTGTAACAAGCATTTACAATACATGCCTATCAATTCATATCAATTCTTTAGTATATATAATAATGATTGTAATGTTCTTTTTCTTAAATAGTTTAAAACTTTATTTAAGACCCCCGTGGGCGCGTATTACTCACCCCA